CACAGGGAATTGCCGAAATTGGCGCTGCAATAATCGGCCCAACAGTAAAGGGTAGAGCACTAGTTCCAACCACAGTTACTAACTTTGGCGAATACCAAACACTCTTTGGTACAACATTAAAAAGTGGTTCAGATACCGTTGAGTACCTTACATCTTTAGCTGCAGAACAATATTTACAAAACTCTGGAGCTTTAACTGTAGTAAGAATTTTATCTGGGTCATATTCAAATGCCTCTGCATCATTTTCATCTGGTTCAACTGTGGTTTCAAGAGGAGATGGTATTCCAACATCAATGTCTTTGGCATTAAACGATGGAGCTCTTTCACAATCATTCCAAATTAAAACTTTTGGAGATGGTGCTGTAATGAATTCAGATATTCAAGCAGTAGTATCTGCAGAAAGCAATACCAATGGAGTTTTAACAAGTGGATCACAAGATAATCTAAGATGGGAAATAGGAAATGTAAATAAAAATACTGGTACTTTCTCTTTGTATGTTAGAAGAGGAGATGATACAAGTAATTCAAAAGTAGTTTTAGAAACTTGGAATAACTTAAGTTTAGATCCTAAATCTAATAATTATATAAGAAAAGTAATTGGTGATCAAACCTATACAATAGGTGATGCGGCAACAACTGATCCTTACTTACAATTATCAGGTGATTATGCAAATAAATCTTCTTATATTTATATATCTGCCAATCAGCAAACAATAGATTACTTAGATTCAAATGGCAATACCGGTTCAGCAACAAATGATTTAGGATTATACACAGCATCATTACCAGCAGAAGTATCTGGAACATTCATTGGAGGTTCTGATGGATTGGTAGAAACTGGACCTAAATTCTTTGAAAATATTGCAGATAATAATTCACAAGGATATAATATGTCAGCTACATCAGCAGGATACAAAACAGCATTATATCTATTAAAGAATCAAGATGCATATGATATCAATATGATAATGATACCTGGTATGACACAAGCTAATGATTCTGCACTTTCAACTTTAACAAAAGAAATTGCAGAAGCTAGAGGAGATTGTTTCTTCCTAGTAGATCCGGAAAATGCGGCTCAAACATCAATAACAACAGTAGCCGGAAGATCTGAAGAATTAATTTCTTCATATGGAGCTATGTATTGGCCATGGGTTAAGATCTTTGCTTCTAGATTAGGTAAAAACGTTTGGGTTCCAGCATCTGTAGTAATGGGAGGAGTAATTGCTTTCAATGATAAAATAGCTGCAGAATGGTATGCACCAGCTGGTTTGAATAGAGGAGGAATTGGAGCTGCAATTCAAGCAGAAAGAGGTTTAACACATGCAAATAGAGATACATTATATGAATCAAGAATTAACCCATTAGCAACATTCCCTGGTCAAGGGGTTGTAGTCTGGGGACAGAAAACTTTACAGAAAAGAGCAACAGCATTGGATAGAGTAAATGTAAGAAGGTTGTTAATTAACCTTAAAAAATTCGTTGCATCTACAACTAAGTATTTAGTATTTGAAAATAACACTTCAACTACAAGAAATAGATTCTTAAGTACAGTTAATCCTTATATGGAATCAGTTCAACAAAACCAAGGTCTTTATGCATTCAAAGTTATTATGGATGAGTCAAATAATACTCCAGATATTATAGATAGAAATATCATGAAAGGGGAAATATATATTCAACCAGCAAAAGCTGCAGAATTTATCGTAGTAGACTTTAATATCATGCCAACCGGAGCTACTTTCGGAGAATAATGATATTTATATTAAAGAATAATAAAGAGGAGAAAATAAATGGCTAATTTAGTAGACCCAAATGAAATGATGTTCACTTCCTTTCAACCAAAGGTATCGAATAGATATGTATTATATTTAGATGGCGTCCCTTCTTTCCTAATAAAGAAAGCAGCTAGACCTTCAGTAAAGTTTAATACTATTACTATGGATCACATGAATACACAGAGGAAGATTCAAGGTAAAGCAACTTGGGATGATATTACACTTTCTTTATATGATCCAATCGTACCATCAGGAGCTCAAGCAGTTATGGAATGGATAAGATTAGGATACGAATCTGTAACAGGTAGATCCGGTTATTCAGATTTTTATAAGAAAGAAATTGTAATCAATGTATTAGGACCAGTAGGTGATAAGGTTGAAGAATGGACATTAAAAGGTGCATTCCCAACATCAGCTGGATTCGGAGAGCTAGACTGGAGTTCTGACACACCAATGGAAATATCAGTTGGTATTGCATACGATTACGCAATCTTACAATATTAAGGACTTATAATATGAGCTATCAGAAGATAAGAATAGTTTCACCTAACACTTCAGCACGTATAACTGATGCAAAAGCATTCCAGTTTTCAGGAAGTGTTTTTACTGCAACTATAAAAACAGAAGAATTAAGATATGGACCATCAGGAGCGGCAACAATGTCTGTATCTAGTACAACTGCTTTTGATGGAGATGCAACTCCAGCTGGAATTATACCAGTTGCTGCAACTCAATTTACATCTTCTAATGCAACAACAACTATTATAGTATATAGTTAAAATAAAGAAATAGAAAGAGGCTCAAATGCTTGAGTCTTTTTCTCTTTTCTTCATATTTATATTATATGAAGATCAAGTTATAGAAATAAAGGAAAGGTTATTATGAGCAACAAACCAAAAAGAATATCCGACAAGGACTTAAAAGAACAGCTGGCAGAAACATCTGGCCAGGTTAAAAAAACCAAGATAGTTAAAGAAACTAACTTCCCAACAGAAATTATAGATTTACCATCAAAAGGTATACCATACCCAGAAGATAACCCTCTATCCTCTGGAAAAGTAGAAATGAAGTATATGACTGCAAAGGAAGAAGATATCCTTACTACTCAATCTTATATTCAACAAGGAGTAGTTTTAGATAAACTATTCAAGTCTTTAATTGTAGGAAATGGTAAAGGTGAAGAAATAAAATATAACGATTTGTTAGTTGGTGATAAAAATGCAATAATGATTGCTGCAAGAGTATTGGGATATGGAAAAGATTATAAAATAAACATACCTGATTCATATAATAATAATCAATTACAAGAAGAAGTTATAGACTTATCTAAATTAGAGGATAAACCTTTGCACAATGAAATTACTAATTTTCCAAATAATAGTACATTTGAATGGGAGCTACCTATTGCAAAGAAACGCTTAGAGTTCAAACTTATGACTCATGGTACAGAACGAAAAGTAGAATATACTTTAAAAGATATAAAAAAGCAACAAAAGAGAGTCAAAGATGAAACCGATAGAACCCTGTCAACTAGATTGAAACATATGATTACAGCAATTGATGGCGAAAGAGATACAAAGATCATTGCTGATTTTGTAGATAATCATATGCTAGCTCTAGATTCCAGAGCATTCAGAAAGTATATAGGAGATATAACACCCGATATAGATTTAAACTTCACATTCATATCAAATGAAACTGGAGATGAACAGGAGGTGGAAATTCCCATTGAAGTTAGCTTTTTTTGGCCTGACGCCAGAGTATAAGCAATCCGTACATTCAGCAATATTCTTACTATGCTATAAAGTACCCGGTTTTACACATAAAGACATTTACAATATGCCAATACATTTAAGATCCTTCTACTTGAAGGAGTATAAAGAATGGAAGAAAGCAGAGAACGATGCTGATAACCAGACTGGAGAACAAACTCAACAACAAGCATACGATCAATACAAACAAACGCAGAAAAATCCTAGCAAGTAGATATTTATAATAAAGTAAATAATCTATAAGGAGAGATGCGAATGTCTAAAAATAACGACAAATTAACAGAAGGTATTTTATCTTCAATGCTTGGAAGAATGTTACTATTTTTATCTGGTGCTGGAAAAGAATATAAGCAAGTAAAAAAACAACTGAATAATCCTGATTTCAAAAAACGATGGAACAATATGCACCAGAGAATGGCCGACCTTACCAAAGATTATCAGCAACTAATAGACGATTCCAAAAACTAATACAGAGGATATTGAATGGGTCTTAAAGGCGAAGCAAAAGCAAGGAGAGAAGAACTCGCACAGCTTAGGGCAGAAACGGCTGATATAGAACGTAGAAAACAAACTCAGCTAGATCTGCTTCAATCTACTAAGCTCACTAAGAAGGAGTGGAATGCAATACAAGCAGAGGTTAAAAAATACGATAATCATATAACTCATGCTAACACAGTAATCAGTGAGACCTCTAAAGATATAGATAAAATTGAAAAAGGTATCAAAAAAGCAGATGAGAGATTGCAATCGTGGTCTGATAGCTTACAAAAAGGTATAAAGAAAATACCAATGATAGGTGATAGCCTAGCAGAAGGTATACAAAAGGGAACTGATAAGGCCAAAAAGATAATGGATATGTGGCTAAATAAAAACGATTCCAACTTCAAGAAACGCTTTAAAATACTTGGTGGAATCCTAGGGGGATTACTTCTAGGAGGAATACTTGCAATGTGGGCTACATTCATGAAATTACTTGGTAAAGCCCAAGAGCATATGAAAGAGTTCTCTGCTGCAATGACAGAAACTGCTAGATTGATGCAAATGTCAAAAGGTGATGTTGCTGCAATTGGTAAAGGAGTTGGTGATTGGGTTAGATACGGGTCAGGCTGGGCAGGTGCTATAAGTCAAATCAGAGATGATATGGGTTACATACCAGATCTTACAAAAGAAGAAAATTCTTTAGTAGCCAAATTAGCAACTAATGCAGGATTAGGAGCTGAGCAAATTGCAAATATGTATAGACACTCTCAGAATATGGGAATGTCTCTAACAGAATATACAAAAAACCAAGAAAAGAAAATCAAAAACTTGAATAAAGAGTATGGTATGCACTTTACACAGGCTCAAATAATTAAAGAAATAGCTGGAGCAACTGATGAAACTCTTACAATGTTCGGTAAACAAAATGGAGAATTAGAAAAACAAGTTTTAATTGGTAAAAAAATCGGTCTTAACTTAAACCAACAAGCTTCAATGGCTAAATCATTATTAGATATAGAATCTTCTATTGAATCAGAAATGGAAGCAAGAGTTTTAACTGGTAAGGAATTAAATTTTGATAAAGCAAGAGAATTAGCATTAAATGGCGATATATCTGGTGCATCACAAGAGATCATGGATCAGGTAGGTGGTATCACTGAATTCAATAAAATGAATATAATTCAGAAAGAAGCTTTAGCAAAAGCAGCAGGTATGGAAGTAGGTGCAATGCAAAAGTCAATGGAAATGCAAGCTGGACTGGGTGATCAAGCAACTGTTGATGGTGCATTAGCAACTGATAATATATCTATGGAAGGAGCAGATACTGCAAGATCCAGACGATGGGGAGAACTTCTTGAACCTACAGCAAAAGCTTTACGTGACCTACAGGTAGCTATAGAAGAAAAATTATTAGCATGGTTTAAAACTGGAGGTGGTGCCAAAGTACTTAAATTTATCAATGATACTTCAACTGATATATCCAACTTCCTAACTGGCAAGGGAGAACCACCAAAATGGATCACTACAATATCTGGGTATCTACAAACAGCAAAAGAAAAGATAGTAGTGCTATACGATTTGATTAAGGAAAATCCAATGCTAGCAAAAATAGGTGGTGCATTCATATTAGCAGCATACTTTACAAGGGGTACATGGATTAATCCTACGATAGTTAGGTTAAGGGGCGGTTTCGGAAATCTGGGTAAAAGTATTGGTAAATGGATGAGAAGTGGAAAGAAAGGTGGAGCAAGAAGGAACTTATTAGCAAAAGCGAAAAGGGCTACAAGAGTTGGAGGAAGCGGAGGTGGGATTTTCGGAAAAGCAATAAGAGGGGTGAAAGGACTTGGACAGAAAGCAATGGGAGGGATAAAAAGTGCAGGTACAAAATTTAAAGGAGTAGCTAGATCTCTAAATCCATTAGCTGCATTAAAGAAAGCCTTTTCAGGTAATGCTGGTAGGTTTATGAAAAAAGCCCTAGGTTTTGGTGGTAAATTTGCAAAGGGTGGATTACTAGGTGCTTTATTAAATGCTAAATTTTTGTATGATATAGTATCAAACCCAAAGCTGAATCCAATGGATAAAGCAAAAGGTGTAATACAATTGGGTAGTAGTATTATTGGTGGAGGGATTGGTGCTATTGCTGGTTCTATAGTTGGACCAGTTGGTACTTTCGGTGGAGGTATGCTTGGAAGTTTAATTGGAGACTGGATTGGAAGTATGCCTGCTATACAAAATGCATTAGCCCCACCATTATCAAAAGCATTTAAAGGTGAAGAAGTAGCAGAAGACTTTATTTTAAGTGGAAGAGGAATCCAGAGATTCAGAAAAGATGATTTAGTAATAGGTGGTACAAGATTAAACGAAGCTCTAGGAACTGGAGATAATAAAGCATTAGATGAAGTAGCAAGTCTATTAAAAACTCTAATAGAAGTTACTAGAGAAGATAGAGTAATGTCTGTAGACGGTAAAGAATTAGCAAATGCTTTAGCAGAAACAGCTAATTATAGGGGAGTAGCGTAATGCCAATAAATCAAACAGCAAATCTATTGGCTTACTTTGAACAGAATGCTCCTATCTCAAGTCAAATTGCACCCAGGGCTTCAGGCGCTTATCCACCAGCACCAACATTGATATCATCACCATTCTCTACATTACCAATAAGCGGAATCTCAACACTCTCTTCACCAGCAACTATAGGAACTTTTATAACGCCTCAATTTGCTACAGGTGTTCCAGGGACTATGACTTATAATAATTCTTATACTGATCCTAATTTACCAAGTAACCCAATTTCGCCTGGTAATACGCCTACTGGATTTTTTACACCAAATGGCTCTTTGCTTAGTTTAGGTAATACAATATCACAACCACCAAATAATCTATCACCAATTTCATCACTACCAGAAGGAGCTGCAAAAGTTTATAAGAATATTAATGCAGTTGACCCTTGGAGACAAAGTAAAATCTTAAGCTTAGTAGATGGACCTCTATTGGGATCAAAATCATTAATGGAAGTAAATTACTTTGATATAGATTCAAAATATTCTATTGGTTTTTCTAAAGGCTTTACCCCTGGTACACAAGCTAAGTTTGTAGGTATTAGTGGAGCACCTGGAGCAATGACTTATTCAAAACCCATAACACCTTCTGATGCAATCGTATCACCAAACTTAAATACATTCGCATCAAAATACGCCCCACAAGCAAATCCTCAAACTAGATTTAATTCTATAGATGCTATTGATACTGAATTTCAAGTTAACTCTTATGATACTTCTCAAAAGAAATCCTTATATCAAATCTATACTTCTACTAATTTTGCTGCAATGTCTCTTAAGTTTGAATCTATGGTAAAACCCTATATACTTAGAGGTATTCAAAGCGATAAACCAAATTATAATAGAGTAGCAGGAATACCAGATTCAGCAGATGAACATAAATTACGTTTAGAAAAGGCAATTGATAATTCTGGATTTGTTGCAAGGAGAAAAAAATTAAGAAAGTTTCAATTTCAATCTAGATTCCAATTGGGATTGGGATTATTGCCACACTTATTTAATGGTGGCCCAATGGCAGGTGGTAAACTAAATCTAAAAAAGACTGATCCTTTATCAATGGCTTCTTCAAAAGCTTGGGTAAAGGGTGGATCAATAGCTAGAGTACCATACTCATTGATAAATTATAGCGTTATAAATAGTTTAGGCTTTAAATATGGGTTAGGTGGTACTGATGTAATTTGGAAGGCATTGAACAAGTTATATACTTTATTGGATAATCCACCAGATGATTTAATACCCTTTCACTTCAAAGTTCTGCACATGGATGCACCACCAAACCCATCATTGATTCCTGGTCCAAATGGAACAAAGACAGGATATTTATATTTTAGAGGCACAGTTAAAACTATTTCTCATTCTATAACACCTACTTGGTCTTCTAAGAAATATTTTGGTAGACCAGATTCTGTTCATACGTATTCAGGTTTCGGACAAAACTTCTCGTTTTCATTTACAATCTATGCAGCATCAAGGGGTGATATGAAACCTATGTATGAAAATCTAAATCATTTAATATCTATGGCTAAACCTGGTTGGGATAAAAATATGTCTTATATGAAAGGGCCAATCACTGAATTGACTATAGGAGACTATGTTAAATCGCAACCTGGGTTCATAGCAAGTCTAACTGTTTCACCAGATGAGCAAAATTATTGGGATTTAGGTAAAGATCCTATCAAAGGACTACCTCAGATTGCACAAGTGGTACCACAAGGACTAATAGATAAGCTTCCAGTTGTAGGTGCAAACCCAAAAATAGGTCTTACTAATTCTGGAAAAAAAGCAGCTAACATTCAAGATGTAAAATTACCTAGATCATTCAATATTAGTATAACTTATACAGTAATTGAAAAAGAAATGCCAAGTGCTGATGGAACACCAATATGGGATACTACTAAATGGTAAAGGGAGAAAATTATGAGATATAGTAAAACTACAACAAAGATAGATAGTGAAACTGGTAATAGAATTAAAGAGTCATCAGTTTACCCAGATATACCTATAACCCCATCAGATTTATATATTAAAGCTCTAGATGGTACAAGATTGGATATCATATCTAACGAATATTATGGCACACCAAAGTATTGGTGGGTAATAGCATTAGCCAATAAAATGGGAAAAGGAACCCTATATGTTACACCAGGGTATCAATTAAGAATACCAACAAATCCAAAGCAGTATGCAGGAATGATTAGATAAGGAGTTATAAATGTCTTTTAGAGGTATATCCCTAGAACCAATACATAAAAATATTCAAGTACGCTTGAATCAATTAAAGGAGCAACACTCATTTGCTACCGGTTCAGAAAACAACGCTTTTGGATTTGGGGTTCAGAGTATTGGTGGTAAGGAGAATTATTTAGAGTTAAGTAAAAAAACTGTTTGGTATTCTTTAAGGTCTAATGCTAAATTTATTGGATTTCAAAATAACATAACATCTCCTAACTTTAGCAAGCTAGGTCCTCATTGGGACAATTCTACTTTTGGTCCGATAAAGGGATTTCCAAGTTGGAAAACAAGAACAGCAAGACCAGATTTTAATTTTACACCACCACCCGGCGTCGAATCAATTTCTGTAACTACTAAAGGTAGTATGGGATCTATAAAAACAGCCGATATAAAATTGAAAATATTCCATCCAGATGACTTACAACATATAGAATATGCATATTTAATGCCTGGTATAACTTTATTCTTAGAATGGGGTTGGTCTGGTCAAACTCCAATACCACAAGATGAATATGAGGATTTGAAAGGCAAAACAACTAAAATGTTGGAAGAAGCTATTATAAGGAAAAAATTAGGGCTTGCTAAAGGTAAGACAATAGTTCAAGCAAATCAAACCAACCAATCTGAGGAGGATATAAAAGCACTAAATCCCGGACAATACGATGGAATGCTAGGAGTAGTTACAAAATTTAATTGGTCTCTAGATGCAGATGGCGGATACACTATAACAGTCTCTATGATTTCTCCAAATTCTTTGGTAATGGGTATTCAATTAGAATCATCTCAATTGGGTGCCACTAAGACTACTGGGTATAAAAAAGAAGACGGTAAATATGTAAAGACGACTGCAAAGGTAGGAAATAAGATACAGATTAAAACTACAAAATCATCAATTTCAGACGGGGAATTTCTTATTAGACTTATTTCTAAAAAATTAGATGAGATGGGTAAACTTCCTTTACAATATCCAGTAGAATCCGACCGTGATGCTAAGATAGATAAGGCAATAAAACTTAATGAGGACAATATAAAAGTGCAGGAAGAATATATAGAAGGGCAGGGAATATATTCTAAGGCATCATTAGGTTATACAGTACAAGATAATGAAAAAGCACA